TGTTGACCTATATCGTAAGTCAATAACTGAGCGCATTAATACAATGGAGCGCCTTAAAGGCGGCAAGTTTACACGTGAAGAATTTGAAGACATTCAATACGGCCTTGAAAAGGCAGCACGTGCTGATGCACTTAAAGGTGTAAAGGGTATCCTTTATAACGTAGAGCGCCGCTCAAATGCTGCACACATGTTGCGCTTTATATCTCCGTTCTTCTCTGCTCAAGAGAATGCCGTTAAGACATGGCTTAAGATTGCATCAAAGAATCCAGTTATTCTCAATAGAGCAGCAATTGCATGGACTGCGCCTAATAGACTAGGTTTAATTACCGACCCTGATACAGGCGACCAGGTTCAGCCAGGAGATGTTCTAAACGGCAATGACACTATGTGGTTACAAGTTCCAGGTGGACTAAAGAATCTTCCTATAATAGGCAAAGGTTTAAGTTCTCTTGATGCAGTAGGAATTAGTAAGAAAAGCCTTGATGTTGTATTCCAAGGTAATCCATTCGGTGTAAGCATTGGACCATTGACAGCAATTCCAGCATCTCAAATTATGAAGATGAAGCCAGAACTTGGGGAAACCTTAAGTTTTGCTTTCCCGTATGGACCAGATGCTTCTATCAAGCAGTTGGCACCAACATGGTTGCGTCGTCAGTTTGAGAAGAATGAAGGAATGACGAACTCTGATTATGCAAAGACATATCAGTTAATATGGTTAACAGAACAACATAAGGCCCGCGAAGAAGGACGTCCGTACCTAACAGAAAAGCAAGTCAAGAAATTGGCAGATGCTTACTATAATATGCGTACAGCAGCAAACCTTATCCTACCATTTGCTCCTCAATTCAGTAGTCCTTATCGATTCTATATGGATAAGTGGCGTGAATACAGCACTAAGTATGGGCTACAAGCGGACGATAAGTTCCTTGAAGACTTCCCAGAATACTTTGATTTTGCTACAACACTATCAAAGAACCCTACTGGCTCACGTTCAACAATGGATGAAGTTCAAAACTCTAAGCGTTACTCTGGTTTAATTTCAGAAATATCACAAGATGATAAGTCTCTCATTGGACTTGTAACTCGTGGTTCGAATGCTGCTAAGTTTTCACCTACAGCATACTGGTGGCAATCAGAGACAGCAATTTCTCCTGGTTCTCCTGAGACATTCCGTGGTAAACAAACCCCACAGGAAGCACAGCGTGCCAATGAAGCACGTAAAGGTTGGGCTATCTACCGCAAGACAATGGCTATTCTTGATAACCACCTTGCTCAACGAGGCCTTACTTCTTACCAGCAGAGTGGTGCCGAGGACTTACTACAGGTTAAGAATGCAATTGTTGGTCAACTAGCAGTAGAGACGGACCCTGTTACTGGTGCATCTACTGGTGTTCCATCAGCATGGTACCAGGACTACCGAGATGTAGATGGTTTAAAGACTGCAAAGACAATTGTTGGTTTACGCAAGATTGTATCTAACAGTAAGTTCATGGCTGATAATGGCTCCGACCCTACATGGAAGTCTATGTCACTATACCTTGAGGTACGTGACGCTATAGCAGCAAGACTTGGTGGAAGAGCAGTTAAGAATATTGATGCACAAGAAAACACAGACTTAAGACTGATGCTTGACTATTATGTCAATGAACTAAAAAGTGGCGATGTAGAATTCGCTGATATCTTTGAAAGATATTTATCACAAGATAAAGTCTACGACAAGTATATAGATTCGGGAAGACAATGACTGCTTACGAGGATTACCAAGCGAAACTTGACGCTTTAAAAAAGAAGAAGAAAGTCCAGCAAGCGCTGTTAAAGACATCTGAAGAACAGATTCCTTTGCTTGATTTACTCGGAGACAAAACAAAGATATCTGCCGAGACGGCTCGTATCAATGTTGAAATTTCTAAGATTCAAAAAGAGATTTCAAGAATTGATTCAAGTATAGCAGATGAGAAAGCAACATTTGCCGACATAAAGTCAGAGCGTCTAAAGAAAGAAAATCCTGAAGAATATAGGCCAAAGAATTTACCGCCTGGCATCAATGATAAGTTATATAAAGATTTAAGAGAGGCTCTTCCTGGAATAAATGTTGATACATTTTTCCTAGAAGGCGGCGTTGGAAACACCATGCTTGTTTATCTAGGCAAAAAAGATGCCATTGTAACTGGAAGACCAGGCAGTGGTGGAGTCAAGACTGGCCAATTAGAAAACGTTGTAGACTTAACAACAAATTTAGAACAATCATTCTGGTCTGACCCAAAGACAAAGAACAAAGTAAAATCTTTGCTTTCTTCAGCAGGCAAACCCAGTGATGACCTCAGTGCATTTGCTGCATGGGAATCAGTTGTTGCTTTCTCTGCAAAGATATACAAGGGTGGCAAGGGGCCTGAGTTGACACCATTTGATATCATGCAAATGCAGATTAAGAACAGTGGTGGACCACAGAAGCGTGTTGATAAGGTTGACCAGAACGTGCTTAAAGCACTTATAGACAACGTATACTCTAGCGTAGCGACACGCAAGCCTACTCCAGCAGAAATAGAAGCACGTCTTCAAGAACTTAATAAGTTTGTAGATGCTGGTACAGTTACAACAACTAGTGGTAACACAACAGTAACAAGTGCGGGCTTCACGCAAGCAGGAGCAGAAGCGCTCATTAAGCAAAAGGTTGAGGCAGAGGCACCTACAGATGTTGCTCGTACTAAAGGGCTTCAGTTTAAAGATGAACTATCATCATGGATGAGGAGCGGTATCTAATGGCAGATACAATAACAATGACTGATAATATCAGTCTTGCTATGGTCGAGGCATACCCAGAACTACGCCCTATCTACGAATTATGGAAGACTAACCCTGGCGCAGCCAAGGAGATGTTCTTTAAGACATCATTCTACACAAACAATAGCGCAGCAGTACAAGAAAGATTAAAGTCCAAGGCTGAACAGCGTGGAGCATACGATAAGAATCTTGATGCTTTCAAGTTGGCAACACGCAAGAGACTTGCTGGTAAGGGTGTTAAACTTGATGAGGCTACATTCAATCAAGTAACTGAACAAGCCTATGATAACGGCATGAATGATAATCAAATTGATGATTTGCTTCTTGCTACTGGTAAAATTGGCGCCCTTGGTGGTGAACCACTAGGAGATGTTGCAACACTTAAATCATATGCTAACTCTTTTGGCGTATCTAGTCTACTTAATGCTGCATATTGGGACACAAAGTCAAGACAATTATTTGAAGGTACTATAACAACTGAGGATATTAAAGCAGAGATTCGCAACAATGCATCTAGTGCTTTCCCAGCGTACTCCCAACAAATTCAAAATGGTGTCAGCGTAGACTCAATTGCTTCTGCATACAAGGCTACCATGGCAAATATCTTAGAGGTAGATGCTGATTCAATTACATATGATAACCCATATCTTCGTCGAGCATTACAGAATATAGGACCTGACGGTAAGGCTGTCCCTAAACCACTATGGCAGTTTGAAAAAGAACTACGTAGTGCACCTGAGTGGGAGTATACAAACAATGCTCGTAACACTATTGATTCATTATCACTTACAGTTCTTAAGGATTGGGGTCTAGCCTAATGGGTTATTTAGACTGGCAAGCATCTGAACGGGATTCCAAGAACGCTACTGCTGCAGCAAATACAGCAAAAGCCGCAGCAGATACGGCAATCGCTGCTGCCATACAGGCAACCGCAAGTGCTCCTACAAATAAGTTTCAACAAACAGCCCAAGAGGCTGCTATAGAAAAAGCAAATGCAGCAGTTGCTGCATACAATACTGCTGCTAAAGACGCACAAACCTGGAGTGCTTTTTCTCAAGATTGGTTTGGAGCAGGCACTGGGGACCCAACAAAGATTTACTCACCAACCACTCTTTCAGTAGGTGCAGATGTAAAGCCTATTGCTCGCTATGCAGTTAACTCATACTATAGTGGAACTGGCGCAAGCCGTGTTCTTATTACTGTATATAGCGACGGAACTACATCCAGTTCACCAGCACCAGATACAACGACTACAACATCTACAACAACAGTAACAGATACTGCAGCAAAAGAAGCAAACCGTCAGTCTATTATTACAATCCTAACTGACCGCTTTGCCAAGTATGGACTATCTGGTCTTGCTGCAAAGATTAAAGAACTTGCTATTGATGGTGCGACTGAAGCAACAATTAGCATTGGGCTTCAAGAGACAGATGAATATAAACTACGTTTTTCTGCGAACCAAAATAGAATTAGCAAGGGACTTGCTGTGCTTACCCCAGTAGAATATATTACCCTTGAAGATACATACCGTCAAGTCTTGCGTGCATATGGATTAAAGCAATTTGATAATGATGCATATGTTAAGCAGTTTATAGCAAATGATGTATCCCCTACTGAACTTTCAAATAGAGTAGTTTCCGCAGTACAGCGTGTACAGAATGCTGACCCAGCAGTTGCTTTGCAACTTAAGTCATACTATGGAATCGGAAGCGAAGACATGGTTGCGTACGTACTAGACCCTGAACAACAGTTCCAGAAGATTCAACGTCAAATTGCAGCATCAGAAATTGGTGTAGCAGCAGGACGTCAAGGACTTCAGGCTGGTGTAGGAGTTGCTGAGCAACTAGCAGCACAAGGCGTAACACAGGCTGAAGCGCAAAAGGGATACGCAACTATTGCTGATATCCTACCTACTGCTGAAAAACTTAGTTCAATCTATGGTTCAACCATGGAAGGATACGACCAGTCTAGTGCTGAGCAAGAAGTATTTAATAGCCTAGCATCAGCACAGCGTGCACGACAGAGACTTACTGCGCGAGAAGTTGCACAGTTTAGTGGACAGTCTGGTATGTCTAAGGCTAGCCTATCAGCACCTAAAACAGCAGGACAAATATAAGAATCCTATATGGACCTATCGGCCCCATGTAGCGTACAAGACCGATAGCAAGAGCCAGACCAGTTCCCCGATTGGACTCTGAGGCTTGCGACTAAAACGAATAGAAGGGTGGGTTGCTATGAGCAACAACTACTGGGACGAAGACGAAGACGACATCGATACACAAGACGAATCACAAATGGACGGCAGTGACTTACTTAAAAAGTTACGCAAAGCCAAGCGTGCAGACGAGAAGCGTATTAAAGAACTCACTGAGCAACTTGAGGGTTTATCCAAGGCGCAGCGTGAGCGTACAGTCAAAGAAGTCCTAGAAAAGAAGGGTGTAAATCCTAAAGCAATACGACTAATCCTAAAAGATATCGACGATGTTTCAGAAGAGTCAGTTAATACCTGGCTTGATGACAACGGAGATTTATTTGGATTAACTCCTGCACAGGACGCATCCTCAGCAAACACTGCAGACCTAGCGGCATTACGCCAACAGGATGTAGTAACGCAGGGTGCAACAACACCTGATAGAGCAGAGAACATAGAACAACGATTAGCCAATGCAGAATCTGCAGAGGAAGTCATTGCTCTACTCCGCTCAAACTAACACATTCATAGTTCCTAGTCACTTGGAGGTGACAAGCAATGGCTAATTCCTACGTATCCACAGGTTCATCCTCACTCGGAGGTACCGCTGGTTCAGCAGGTTTAGTACAAAAGGCGTATGACCGTCTTTTGGAGTTTGCTCTCCGTTCAGAACCACTTATTCGTTCTGTCGCAGACAAGCGCCCAACTAACCAATCAATCCCTGGCTCAACAGTCGTTCTACAACGTTACGTTGACCTTTCAGCAGCAACAACTGCACTCACAGAAGACACTGACCCAGATGCAGTAGCAATGTCTACACCAACATCTGTAACTATTACTCTTAACGAGTATGGTAACTCAGTGTTGGTGACACGTGCGTTGGAACTCTTCAGCCTCGCTGATGTAGACCCAGCAATCGCTAACATCATTGCATTCAACCTTGCAGATTCTATTGATTCAGTCGCGATGACAACTCTTCGCGGTGGAACAAACGTAATCTACTCAGGTTCAACTGCAACATCAACAGCAACAGTTACTGCTGCTGCAACACTATCTTCTGCAAACATCCGCAAGGCTGTTGCAAAGTTGCGTGCTAACAAGACAACTGCCCGCAAGGGTTCACTCTACTGGGCTGGTATCCACCCAGAAGTTTCACACGACCTCCGCGCCGAAACAGGCTCAGCAGGTTGGTTGCTTCCTAACCAATACGGTTCTGCACAAGACCGTATCTGGGCAGGAGAAATTGGAACATACGAAGGTGCATACTTCGTAGAGTCTCCACGTCTTTACTCTGCAACAGACGGTGCTTCATCTGCAAAGGTGTACCGCACAATCCTCGCAGGACAGCAAGCAATGGCAGAAGCCGTTGCTGAAGAACCACACGTAGTCATCGGTCCAGTAGTGGACAAGTTGATGCGTCACCGCCCAATGGGTTGGTACGGCGTTCTAGGCTTTGCACGTTACCGTGAAGAAGCACTATACCGCATTGAATCTGGTTCATCAATCGCTTAATTGATTGACGGGTAGGCAGGGGGCAACCCCTGCTTATCAGTAAGTTCATTAGGGAGAACAATGGCAAACTATACATTCACTACACCATATGTACTTGAAGGTCCATCTGGTGGACATCGTTTGTTTTACTTTGCTAAATTACGCAAAGGGATAACAATCGTAAAATCTGGTGCAACTTGGTCTCAAGTACGTTACATAGTTGACGAAGACCAAGCAGACTATGACGTAATCTATAGAGGTGGATATAACCACACAGTAGATGATGCAAGAAAAGCAGAATTAATTGCAGCAGGTGTAGGAATTACAGAGGCAAACTTCACGGCACAGTAGGGACGAATATGGCAAAGCATTGGGAAGCACACCCAACTTATGTTGAGGGTTGCTTTGGTTGTAAAGGTATGAGTCTTCAGATGAACTCTGGAGATGCTAAACGAGATATACCAGACAAGAAGTGGAACGCTGAACTACAGGCTTACCGAGATGCTAGAGCACAAGGTATACAGCCTGCAGGTACCACTATGCGTCACGTAGAAGAAGCACATAAAGCGTCAGAGCATTTAGGCAGAGCCTATGACGCAGATAGTATGCCTAAAGCAAAAGATATAAACCAAAAATCCGCAGAAGTAATGAAAGAACTAGGAGTATAAAATGTCAGTTAAAGGTGAAAAGTACAAGTCAGCAGCAATGATGAAGAAGCACGAAAAGATGGAGTCACCTGCTATGCGCAAGAAAGAATACGGCACAAAGAAGAAGGCTGCTCCTAAGAAGATGGGCAAGAAGAAGTAATATGCCACGCAATACTTCTTATTTAGAAAATTTAATGAAAGAAGCAAAGCAATCTGTTCGTGCTTACAATGCAACGGGAGAGGCAAGTCAGCAGGTTGGACCTGGAACTGACGAGCGTGCAAATATGCTTCGTCGTAAAGAAGACAAGCAAGTTGGACAGTTTATTGGTGCTCTTGTACAAGGTCGTCGCTATGACGATAAGACTGGAAAGCAAGTTAAAAAGAAATGAAGAAAGCAACACCAGCACAGAAGAAGATTGGTAAAGTTATGGGCGAATTCAAGCGTGGAACTCTTCACGCTGGAGTTGACCCAAAGGGTCCAAAGAAAGCCAAGATTGTAAAGAACAAGAAGCAAGCAATTGCTATTGCTCTTTCACAGGCTGGCAAAGCAAAGAAGAAATAATGCAGGACCCACGATTAAAGCGAGCAGGTGTATCAGGTTTCAACAAGCCTAAACGTACACCTAGTCATCCAACCAAGTCACACGTTGTTGTGGCTAAAGAAGGTGACAAGGTTAAGACCATTCACTTTGGTCAACAAGGAGTCAAGGGTTCACCTGACGGCTCTTCTCGTAATAAAGCATTCAAAGCACGTCACGCAAAGAACATTGCCAAGGGCAAGATGAGTGCAGCATATTGGGCAGATAAAGTTAAGTGGTAAGAAAGTAGGGGACAATGCAAGAAACAATTTCTGTCGCTTGGTGCGACAACGGAATGGTAGATGGTAAGTTTACTCAAGGAATGGTAGATGTACTTCTACATTCTGGTCTTAAATTTGAAACATCTCTGCGTAGTCAGGGCAATCAAATTGGCAGACAAAGAGAAACTATTGTTAAGTATTGGTATGAGAACAACAAGTCTGACTGGTTACTATGGCTAGACTCAGATGTTGTGGTTAGCCCTGAAAAGTTTAAATTACTTTGGGATAACCGAGACGCCGAGAAGCGTCCACTACTTACTGGTGTGTACTTCACAACTGATACACCTGAAGAACCATTGATGATTCCAATGCCAACTATCTTTGAATTTGCAGAGGCAGATGATGTTGTAGGAATCAAGCGGATGCACCCAATGCCTAAGGATAAGTTAATACAGGTAGGTGCAGCGGGTATGGGATTCGTCCTGATGCATCGCAACGTAATTACAAAGATTTTAGAAGCAGTCCCAGATGCTCCAATCTTTACTGAGATTGGTGTTAACAAGTCCTTTATGGGTGAGGACATATATTTCTTTGCATTATGTGATAAGGCTGAAGTACCAGTCTGGTGTCACACAGGAGCAACAGTTCCACATATGAAGCGGTTCTCTTTTGATGAACATTACTACAACGCATTCTTTGGTGGGGCGCAAAAACAATCTAATTTGGTATTACCAAAACGTTATACGAAAGGCTAAACAATGGCACTAGGCAAAGCAGGTAGCAGCCTGACTCAAGAACTTAATCGTCTTGCTGGTATTACTGATGTAGCACAATACCTTGATGAACAGGGTGCTGCTAATAAGTGGGCTAGCACCACTGGACTTGCAACTGTCGGCGCTCTTAATATCAAAGCATCATCATCACGCACACGGGATAAGTTTAAGGATATTGACGGAATCTGTAATGAACTTGCTGGAACTACAGGACTAGCAGCACCTGCTGCATTACGGAGCATAAACGCCTAATGACAACTACCCTAGCCAATATGATGGATGAGGTTCAAGTCAACCTCGCTGGTTACACATTCCAGCAAGACCGAACAACTTACATCTCATCTGCAGTAAGCACAACCACATCATCATCTGCTTCCCCTTTGGTCTTAAGTCTTGGCTCAACTGAATCACTTGGCAAGGGCATTGTAGAAATTGATGAAGAACTCCTATGGGTTGACTCATATGACCGTGTTGCTAATACAGCGACAGTGGCTCCCTATGGTCGCGGATACCTAGGTACAACAGCAGCAACTCACACAGCAGATGCCAAGGTAACTATTGCTCCTACCTTCCCACGCTTTAATATCAAGCGAGCAATCAATGACACCATCCGTTCTCTTGGTTCAAGCATCTTCGCAATGAAGACAACAACATTTACTTTCAATGCAGCAGTGTCTACTTACGCTTTTGCTAACTTGAACATCAAGAATATTTTGACTGTACACTGGCAAGACATTGGTCCATCTAAAGAGTGGCGACCAATTCGTAAGTATGACTTTGATGCTGTAGCAAATCCAGAAGCATTTGGTTATACATCAGGTACTGACCAAGTACAGACAATCACATTGGGTGAGGCTCCAATCTCTGGACGCACAGTTAAGATTGTTTATGCAACTGACCCAGTAGCCTTTACAACTAACTCACAGGATTATGTAACACAGACTGGACTTCCAGAATCTACACGGGACGTAGTAATTCTTGGCGCAGCCTATCGTCTGCTTTCATTCCTTGACCCAGCACGTGCTGCTCAGGTTAGCCCACAGGCTGATGAGACAGATAGCAAGCGTCCATACGGTGCATCACAGACAGCAACAAAACAACTTTATGCCTTGTACTCACAGCGTCTTGCTGAAGAAACAAAAGCACAGCAACAGAACTATCCCCCACGAGTTCATTTCTCACGCCGATAAGGAACCTGAATGACAACTAGAAAATACTCCTCACGCTCCCAGCAAACAACGCTGACTGGCGCACTTACCTCATCAGGTACATCTGCCACTGTTGTGTCAGGTACAGCACTCCTTGGTGGTGTAACAATCTCCGCTGGTGAAACCTTTACGGTAGTAATTGACCCAGATACAGCACTTGAAGAAATTGTAGATGTCACCGCCGTCAGTACTAACACGCTGACAATCACTCGTGGCATTGATGGTTCAACTGGTCAGGCACACTCTGCTGGTGCAGTAGTTCGCCATATGGCTATTGGTCGCGATTACCGCGAAGCCAACACCCACGTTGAGGCAACAACTGGACACGGTGCTACAGGCGCTGTAGTAGGTACAACCAATACTCAGACTCTTACTAACAAGACAATCAGTGCAGCAGATAATACTCTTACTGGTGTGGCAACTCTGACTGGAACACAGACACTTACAAACAAAACTTTAACTAGCCCAACCATTACTGGTACTGGCGCTATTGCTGGAACCTTTACTGGAAATCTTACAGGTAACGTAACTGGAACTGTATCTGGTAATGCTGGCACAGTAACTAACGGTGTCTATACAACTGACACAGGTACAGTTACTTCAACAATGATTGCCAATGGCACCATTGTAAATGCAGACATTAACTCTGCTGCAGCAATTGACAAAACTAAGATTTCAGGTACAGCAGTAACACTTGCTGATACTGGAACTGTTACTGGAACAATGATTGCTAGCGATACAATCGTCAATGCTGATATTAACTCATCTGCTCAGATTGCTTACAGTAAGTTGAATTTGACTAACAGCGTTGTCAATGCTGACATCAACGCATCTGCTGCTATTGACTGGACAAAGATTGCTCCATCTAGCACAGTATCTGCAACTGAACTTGGATACCTAGATGGCGTTACATCTGCAGTTCAGACTCAGATTGACTCTAAGTTGGCTACTGCCACAGCATCAAGCACGTACGCACCTTTGGCTAGCCCAGCATTGACTGGTGTACCAACTGCTCCAACTGCTACTGCTGGTACCAATACAACTCAGGTTGCAACTACAGCATATGTAGGAACTGCAATATCTAACCTTGTCGCTGGTGCTCCTAGCACGCTTGATACTCTTGATGAGATTGCTGCAGCAATTGCTGATACAGGCAACTTCTCAGACACTGTAGTTCTTAAGTCTGGCTCCACAATGTCTGGCAACTTGGCTATGGGTACCAACAAGGTAACTGGTCTTGGAACTCCTACAACATCTACAGATGCTGCCACTAAGGGCTATGTAGATACAACAGTAGTTGCACCTAGTAACTTAACTGGTCCTATTACCTCTGTTGGTTCAGCAACTACTGTTGCTTCTCAGACTGGTACTGGCTCAACATTCGTAATGAATACGAGCCCAACGCTTGTAACTCCTAACATTGGTGTGGCTACTGCTACATCTATCAACGGAACTACAATTCCTACAAGCAAGACTTTGGTTGCTACCGACTCAACTACTTATGTAGTTCCAAGTCAGACTGGCAACTCAGGCAAGTATCTGACCACAGATGGAACTACTTCATCTTGGGGTACAGTCAATGCTTTGCCATCACAGACAAGCAACTCAGGAAAGTATTTAACAACAGACGGAACCTCAGCATCCTGGGGTGTAGTCGCTGGTGCTCTTGCACAACCAACAGAACCTACATCACCTAGCGATGGACAAATCTGGATTGATACAGATGGCACTGCGCCTACAACTGTAGTCACACGCTGGACAAAGCAACCCGCTGCTGGTACTACCAGCCTTACAGGCAATGATGACTACTCAATTCCATTGGCTTACTCAGCAGGATATGAACAGGTATTCCTTAATGGTGTACTGCTATCTCGTACTGCTGGTGAGTACACAGCAACTAGCGGTACAGCAATTACTCTTGCTGCTGCTACTGTGGCTAGTGATATTGTAGAAGTTATCTGCCCACTGCAGATTGCAACTACTGATACCTATACTCAGTCTGCTGTTAACAATGCTTTTGTTGCTAATACAAATGCTTTCATTGCTGGTAAAAATAAAATTATTAACGGTGACTTTTCAGTAAATCAGAGAAACTTTACATCTGTTACAACTGCTGATGCTTATGGCTTTGATTTATGGAGACAAACTTTTAGTGGTGGTACCTGCACTATGACTCCACAAACTTTTACACCAGGTGCTGCACCAATATCAGGGTATGAAGGAAACCAATATACTCAAATTGTTACGGCATCACAAAGTGCTGCTGGAGATTTTGCAATTTATTACATTCGCCTAGAAGATGCTCGTATTTTGGCTGGACAAACTGCGACCCTTTCTTTCTTTGCTAAAAGCGCATCAGGTACACCTAAAATTGCTCCTGAAATTGTTCAAAACTTTGGCACAGGTGGCTCGCCGTCTGCCGCAGTTACTACGCTAATAGGTCAATCTACTCTTTCCACAAGTTATGCTAGATATACATTATCTTTTAGTGTGCCTTCAATTACGGGTAAAACATTTGGCACAAACAATAATAGTTATTTAGGAGTAAGAGTATGGTTATCGGCTGGTTCAACATATAATGCAAATACTGGCAGTATTGGAATAAATAACAATACCTTTAGTTTGTGGGGTATTCAACTAGAAGCAGGTTCTAACGCCACAGCCTTCCAAACTGCAACAGGCACTGTTCAAGGTGAATTGGCTGCTTGCCAAAGGTATTACAACCGATTTGTCTTTCCAGTTATTACAGGTGGTGGTGCTGGTTTAGGTGTTGCACTCAATACAACACTTGTAGACCAACCTGTTGCACTAGGTACTGCACTCAGAATTGTCCCAACAGTAATAGATACATCAAACATTGCAATTTGGGATGTTGTGGGTGCTACTAACTATTCAACAGGAACTTGGACAGTAACAGCATCAAGTACCACTTTGATACCTACTGTCAGATATACTCACGGGTCAGGAGTTTTCACTGCTGGTCGCATCGGGTACATCTCAGGTGTAACAGCAGTTAATGGTTATGTCGGATTTAGTGCGGAGTTATAAAAATGGATAATGTTAGATATTTTACAGATGAACTAGATGGTACTGAACACGCCATTATTGACCGAGGCAATGGGGAGTTTACTTCAATGCTTAAATCAACCTATGATGAAATGATTGCTCAACTAGAGGAGAATAACTAATGGCGACCATAAGCAATACCCCTAGACCAGGTTATGCCTGGGACAGCACAGACAATGTATGGTATCCAATCGGTACTGGTACACATAGCCATAATGAAATTGCTAAGACAATAGTTGATGCTAAAGGTGACATCATTGCTGCTACTGCAGCAGATACTGTTGACCGTCTTGCTGTGGGTACTAATGATTATGTGCTAACTGCAGACTCAACTGCGTCTACTGGTTTAAAGTGGGCTACTGGCTCTGGTATGACTTTGATTAGCACAGCAACATTAAGTGCTGCAACTTCAATTTCATTTACATCAATTCCGAGTACATACAAACATTTAAAGTTAGTTATGATTGATTTGTTTCAATCTCTTGGTTCCGTATATTGGACACTTGCATTTAATAGTGCAACTGGATATTCTTGGGTTGCAACTACATTTAAAGGAACTGCAACAAACACAACAAACACGGTAT